GTTATGTCCGACATGCTGCAAGCCGCGGTCGAATACCTGGACGAGGTGCGCAAGGATTTTCTGAGCCAGTCGATCGTGTACGGCCGCGGGACAACCACTTTGTCGGTCGTAGCCACGCCGACGCAATTCACCGCTAGCCAATCGCCTGAACGCAGACTGAGTAGCCTGACGGCCAAAGCGCCTGGTCCTGCGCTCGCGGTAGGCGTCCCTGTCCTCGTACTCCCAGAGTGGCACTAGACGCCTCGCTGTGACCTACGAGCTAACACACGATTGAGCATGGCCTTGCCTACCGGAGTCTGGGAGAAGGAGAGCACATCAGGCATACCCAGGAAACTTTGGGAGGTCTGGGATAGTGGAATGGAATCCCGTGTGGTCAATCTGTCCGTGACCTGTGGCTGCTTGCGCTTCTCCGCTCCTTGCTGACCAAAGGCCCTGGACCTAGCAGTAGGACTAGCCTGCGCTGGTAGAGTTTTCGGTGGCTGGAAGAACTGCCGAGCTACCTGCATTGCCCTAGGGGTAGGGTTCCCGGACCCGTCAGATAGTTCGCCGTATCCAATACCTCGTGGCATATTATTCCTCCTAGAACCTGAACTGAGCGCTGCCTGTCTGGATGGTTGGTATCAGTCCACGTTCTACCTTGCGGAAGTAGTCCTCGGGATTGATACCTGCAAACTGACCTGGCGCGGTCTCAACACCTCCCTTGAGGAAGCTATTGAGAATATCCAGGTCGGTTGGGCTGAAACCTCCTAGTTGACTGCGACTAATGGACGACTCAGCAGGCAGATTGACTCCGAACCTACCAGTACCTAGCGTAGATGACGATTGAGCGCCACCGCTTAGGCCAAGGATGGTACTAAATAGGTTCTGTATCTCACCACTCGTCCTCGCAGGGCCCGTAGTTGGCCGTCCCCCTGACTCCTCAAGTGCTCGCTTGTAGAGTTCGTAGGCAACGAAGTCGGCAGGATTGGCGGCAAGCTGGGCCTCCTGCAACCTCGCTGCCCGCTCCTCGGAAGTCCTAGCCAGAGCGGCTTCCAGGTCAGCAATGTACTTCTGGAGAGCTATCCTCTCCTGCTCCATTTGCTGTGTGAGACCTGGCTGGACTGGCAGTGAAAGGGCAGATGGAGTAGTGGCCCGTGGTGCCGCCGCGGCAGGTCTCGGAGCGGCAGGTGCTGCAGGTTTAGGGGCAGCCACAGCACCTGCCCCTGGCCTCCACCCACCCAACAGCGCGTTCTGCAACGCTATGTTACCTGCTGCGGAGCCTGCGGGTGCGGTGATGCCTAGCTGCTTATAGAGCGAGGCCAGTTCAGCCAGACTAGGCCACGACTTGCCTATAAGTCGCTGGTAGGTCTGGTACGGATACTCAGGCATCATGGCCTCCTAGGTGAAACTTTTTGCTAGGTCAATAGCACGTTGGATGGCTGATGTGTCAGGCACTCCAACGCCGGTAATGTTAGGCGTCTCGTTGACTATCTGAGTAGCCATGCCAAACGGGTCGAACTCAACAGGACTTGCCTTGAACGGTTGGAGCCCTAGCTGAGTGGCAAGCCCGCTTGGCTCGAAGCCTGGAACATTGTCCACACCTCTAGGGATAGTGTACTGCTGGGCTCCGAGGAACTGTGTGCCTCCCGTTTCCAAGGCATCCATGCGGCGGTTGAACTCACCTACTGCCTGCTCGGTGGACAGCCTCTTGGCGTCAATGTCGGCCTGGAGCCCGCTGATTACGGAATCAACGTAAGTCGCTAGGTTCTGGGAATGGACCTTGGACCGCTCGATGGCCAACTCAGCGGCGGAAGGGCCTGTAGCACCTCGACCATCACTATCGCCCTCTATCAGGTTGCGGTAGTCCTTAAGGTCGGCGTTGTATGCGTAGGTGTCGAAGAACGCGCCTGGGTCATCTTGACCGGCAGGCACAGTATTGCCGTAAGCATCCACCACAGACCAGTAGTTCTCCGGGTCAGGGACTACTGGCTGCCCTGGGGAGTATCGAGGCCTAGTAGGCTCCTCAGCCGGTGCCTCATAACCACCTCCGCTCGTCCTAGCGTAGTATGCGCCCCTAGTAGCCTGACTGCGCTGTCTTGGTCCTGGCATGACTATCTCCCATCAGACCTAAACACAAACGTCAGCTTATGGCTAGGCCTCAAAACGCCCAACACCTGAGCCTGCCTACGAGGCGAGAGCACACCATAAACAGTCATAAGGAATCCCCTAGCTCTCGCACCAGCGAGTACCCATTGGTAAAGCCCATCTCCGCGAGGTCCTGAAACGCTCCCTCCAAACAAGGCCCTTAATCTCAAAGGGAGCCACTGGCCTTTCTGCGTGACACAGACATATTGGCTACCACTGAACCGGCATGAGCCCTCTCCCTCATATATACCTGCCGCCCACGCAATATCGTGCGTAGAAGGCTCCAAAGTTGGCGCCAACCGAGGGTCCATCCTACCATACAATCTATTCCAACTCATGTTGCTCCTCACCGTCGATACGCCAACTTTGACATCCGAGTAATGTAAGACCGAATATCATCCTGCGCCCGCTCCTGAGCATTCGGGTGGCCTCGATACCGTTCAGCGAGCCTAGTGGCCATGACCTGCCAGTCCTCAGAGGTCATACTCAGGAACCGCTCGACCTGCTCTTGAGGACTGAGAGGCACGGCACCGTACGGATACCCCTGCTCCATAGCGTCAACTAGTTCATCCCTGGTCTTGAGGTACCACGCCACAAGCTGCTCCGCCATTTCGTCTAGTTTTGGCCCTGTAATTATAGCCATTAGACCTGCCCTGGAGGAGTCATACCTGCCATCTCAGGAGGCTGCCGAGGCTGACCAGCCCTAGTCCCACCGCCTATTGAGTGCAGCAGGTCCTGAATAGTCTGGTCGGCAGCGCCGTTACCTCCTACAATTCCGCCACGTCTGGCATCGCCTCTAGGCATACCACCAGCGCCCCCACCTATCGGCTGCCCATCGGGCCCCACAAGGCCCTGCTTACCACCTATCCTTCCCATGACTATGCCGAGAACATCCTGATACAGCATAGGCTTCAACTGCTCTTGTATATCCTCCAACATTGTACCCCACATCTCGTCCTCAGGCTGCTCGAACCTCAGCCCCTTTTCGAGCATGGTACGACGAGTAATATGGCGGCGAGCGTGCATACGGTCGTAGAACTGGCCTTCGGCTATGATATTCTGAGGCAGCAGAGGGTCAATATCAACCGTAATAGCAACGGGCCAATCCCGCACATCGGAGGGCTTGAGTGACAGGTCCTCAACCCAAATCTCCTGCTTGACTCGACGGACCAACTGCCGTTCAAGCCAATTGATTAGGTCAGCTAGACAGCCTGCATTGGAGTCGAGCAGGTACTGGAACTGGCTCTTGGCCATCGCGTACAGGGAATTATCCCTATAACCAGAGCCAGCAGCGCCTGGGGGCACACCCTTGAAGATAGGCGCCACTCCGTGCTGACCCATGAGTCGCAGGAGTAGCTCAACAAACGGCATGGCTTGGTAGACGTTCTCCGCACCAACAAATGGGTCCTGTACCTTCGCGCCTGGAGGTAGTGCCGTAGCCTTCTCGGAGGTGAACTTGTACTGCTTGGCCTGAGGCTGGTTATCCTCACCTATCTCCATCTCAGGCGTTGTACCTTCAGGCAGTTCCAGTGTGAGCCGCTTCCTGACCAGTATCTCAGCCGCCTCGGCCATCCGAGTAATAGTACGGTTAATAGTTGGCTCATTGTGCCTAAAGGCCTCAGCCACACTCAGACCGAATTTATCCGGGTCCTTGCTACTTGTAGTCCGACCCACAGCTAGGAAGTACCGAACACCCGGGTCGCCTTCCTCCGAGTATATCAGTCTACCATTAACATAACACTGATATTCGGTGTCGGAGAGGTACTCAGTCACCAGAGCCATAGTGTCTGAACTGATACCTGACGGGAACGGTCTGATTTCCTGGTCAGGCTGGCCCGCTGTAGCGGCAATAGCGCCCTGAGTCTCCTCAGGAACCTGCTCACCCTCCGACAGATTGAGCACAGCCTCTCTTGCCCTCAACTGAGCATCATCGCCAATACCGTAGGTCCCGTACACCTCTCGCTTGGACTTCCACGAGTGCTCAATACACTCAACGACGCGATTACCGGGACCTAGACGGAAGTAGAATGTCAACGGGTGAACTGTGATAACCTGGAACGGTGGCCCCCACTGGCGCTTGAGCGCCCTCTGGCGGTCATTGTACTCCGTATCCGCCTCGCCCTTATTGCGCTTACGTGGAGCCTTCGGCCAAGGAGTGTACACAGCCTTGAGAATTCCCAGCCCCACTGTCTGCCCATCCGCTAGTTCATTGAGTACAGGCACAGGGCGGTTGACCCAGTGGAGGAAAGTAGTCCAGAACCTCTCCCGCTTGCTACTATTTTCATCGGCGGTATCACCGCGCCTGAGTGCCTTCGCCACCACATGGGCCTCATTAGCAGTTAGCGATGCCTTGACGTTCTCAATCAACTCAGCCGTAGCACCAATACGGACCTCCAGCCCCGATGTCTTCTCGCCAGGAGCAAGAGCCATCGTATCCTCGTAGTGACGCAGTTCCTCTACCTCATTAATGCGCCTATGGAAGCCCTCTAACTCGCGCTTGAGTTCCATTAGGAGCCTACTCACATACTGCGGACTAGCGGCCATCAGAAACCCCTCAGTGAAACTTCGACAGTAGGAGGCCTAGCCAGAGTGTCTGCCAGGACACTGGCCATAGCCAGAGCATCCATGCGGTCATCATGCCTGTGCGTATTGAGTGGAGAGAAGGACAGCAACTCCTCCTCAAGAGATACGCCGTCTACAAGTGGTAGATACCTTGGCAGTAACAATCTCCCACTTGCCAACTCAGCATCCAGGTACAGCGCCCGACCAGTCTTATCCCTATCAATACCCAGTACCTTCGCAGCGACAGCACGCCTGCTCCGATAGGGTATCTCCCTGAACGGCAACTGGTACTTCCTACGCCAAGTCTGGAGAAGGCTGACCTGGAACCCAGCAGTCTCCAAGCCTACCGCTCGCAGCCCCGCTGTACGGGAGGCTCGTGTGACAAACTGGTGCTCCAGGTCAGGCGTCTCCACTCGACCAGCCCACATATCTACTAGGTACTTAATCCTAGTATGGAGGTCCACACCTACCGTTGCTATGGCAGAGTAGTCTGCGGAGTCCCTAGTCGAGGTTGCGGGGTCAAGTGCCATTACGAACTGCATCGGGTGGCTGGGCAGGAGACTCTCATCCCAATACTGCATATGCTCACGGAGGATGACGGTACCTTGCACAGCCATCGGGTTGCACATGTATGTAAGGGAGAACAGAATGTCGCCCTTGTCTCGGCGTATCTGCTCGATTCGACTATGAGGGAACCTAGCCGGACTGAGCGTAGGCCCCCAAGGATAGTCCCCGACTATAGGCATCTCGTAGACCGTAAAGCCCATACTCTCAAGAGTAGGTAGCAAGTCGGCCTGGCCCCAACGGGTTAGTATCGCCACGATGCGGCCAGTGCC